GCACATCTCTCTATTATAAATAGTACATCATTAAGAGGATGTGCTATGGCTAAACCTACCACAAGAGACGGACTTAAAGAATGGTGCTTACGTAATTTAGGTAAGCCAGTTGTTGATATTAATGTTGATGATGAACAACTAGAAGATCGTATTGACGAAGCAATTGCGTATTACAGGGACTATCATTTTGACGGTACAGAGCGCGTATTCTACAAGCATGTCTGCACTGCTCAGGATCAGACTAACGGGTACATAACAGTACCCGAAAGTATTATCGGAGTTACAGGGTGTTTTGTTCTTGGTGGTACCTATTCTGTAAACAATCTGTTCAATGTCCGATATCAAATTCATCTAAACGACTTGTACGATCTGTTACAAGCATCAATAGTACCCTATACAATGGCCATGACTCATGTTAATATGCTTGAGGAGACCTTTGTGGGTAAACAGCCAATCAGATACAATCGTCACAATGATAGAGTTTATATCGATACCTCGTGGAGCGACAAAATACCTGTAGGGGATTATATTATTCTCGATTCGTATCAAGTTATAGATCCAAATGTAAATACCGATATGTATAGCGACAGATGGTTACTAAGATATACCACTCAGCTTTTTAAACGTCAATGGGGTGACAATCTCAAAAAATTCGAAGGTTTGCAAATGCCTGGTGGTCTTACTTTCAATGGCCAAAAAATATATGAAGAGGCACAAGAAGCTATAATGAAGTTGGAAGATGAAATGATTTCTAGCTATAGTCTGCCAGTTCATGACATGATAGGTTAAAATGTCTACTAACGTATATTTCAATAACTTTGCGTACGCAAGGGAACAAGATCTAGTTGAAGATCTGACTATTGAGGCTATCAAAATATATGGTCACAATGTCAAGTATCTTCCGCGGACTCGTGTTAACACTGACAATCTTTTTGGAGAAGATGTTCTATCCAAATTTGATGAAGCTATTGATATAGAGATGTACATTAAAAATGTGGAAGGCTTCGAAGGTGAAGGTGATCTACTCTCTAGATTTGGTCTTGAAATAAGAGATCAAATTACATTCACAGTTGCTAGAAAGCGTTTCGATCAAGCAATAACATCTCCTAAGTTGATGACGCAAGTGGGATACAATTTAATATTTGAATCAGGGGATAACAACACCCCTTCGAGACAATATCTATCAGGTAGTCAAGACACCGAAGCTATGATGCTTGAAGGTAATGATTATCTCAATACAATAAACAGACCGCAGGAAGGAGATCTAATATACTTCCCAATGGTTGGTAAAATATTTGAAATTAAGTTTGTGGAACACGAGCAAATATTTTATCAAACTGGTAGACTTCAAACATATGATGTTCGATGTGAGCTGTTCGAATACAGTTCAGAGCGAATTAGTACTGGTAACACTGAAATTGATGCTATTGAATCAACTTACAGCCTCGATACGCTTGGATATCAATTTACTCTTGAAGATGGAACTGGTGTTGCACAGCTTGAAGATGGCGGCACGTTACTACAAGAATTCACTATTGAAACAACTGATAAGTCTGCTAACAACGAGTTCTTCCAGACTCAAGCTGATAACATACTGGATTTTAGTGAAATCAATCCATTTGGTGAGATAGACAGGTACTAATATGTTTGGAAGAACATTCTATCACGGAACTCTGCGAAAATATGTTATCGTTTTTGGTAATATGTTTAACGGTATATATTTACAAAGATTCAATAAAAATAACGAAAGAATACAAACACTCAAAGTACCCATAGCATATGGTCCTAAAGAAAAGTTTCTAGTAAGGCTTTCACAAGATCCTAATTTTGATCAAGATGTTGCTATTTCATTGCCAAGAATAGGGTTTGAAATGACAGCTATGACCTATGCAGCTGACAGAAAACTGCCTTCAACACAAAAACATGCAAACGTGTCACGGAGTGATAATACTGTTTACAAAACTCAATACAGACCTGTCCCGTACGATATTAATTTTCAAATGAGCGTTTTTGTTAAGCATGCAGATGATGGAACACAAATTCTTGAACAAATACTACCGTACTTTCAACCAGAGTGGACAAATTCAATAAATCTCGTTCCAGAAATGAATTTGACATATGATGTTCCTTGTGTATTGACCGATGTTAGTCTGGAGGACACGTATGAAGGTAGTTTTGATACAAGAAGAGCTTTGATATGGAACTTGAACTTTATGATGAAAGGTTATATTTTTGGTCCTACATCAACAACTGGTTTAATTAGAAGATCAATAGCTAACTTTGCTGCAGACTTGCCTGATGCATCAGCTGTTGAAAGGGTAAGTGTGTATCCTGGACTTACAGCTAATGGACAACCTACATCCAACGCTGATTTTACAGTGTCGGAAAGTACAATTGAATCAGATGATGATTACGGTTTTATAACAACTATTGATGAGCCATAGTATGAAAAAAACAAAGATGGAAGAAAATTTTGAAAAAATATTTGACTTGCCAATAGCTGAACCAGAAGAAGAACAACAATCGACAAATGTTATTCCTCGGGATGCAGCTCCACCTGAAGATAAAGATGTAGATACAGATTACCAGTATGCAAGAGAGAATTTATACAACGTAATTGAGCGTGGCTCTGACGCGCTAAATAATTTAGTTGAAATAGCTAATCAAAGTGAGTCTCCAAGAGCTTATGAGATAGTTGGCCAGCTTGTTAAAACATTAGCAGATGCAAATAAAGATCTGTTAGAAGTTCAAAAGAAGGTCAAGACATTGAAAGAAGAATCAAAGTCCGGTCCTACTAATGTTACAAATGCTTTGTTTGTTGGTAATACAGCTGAGCTACAAAAATTGATTAAGGATAGAAAAGAAGATGTATGAATATAAAGCACGTGTTGTGAGAGTTATAGACGGTGATACCGTGGATGTCGATGTTGACCTGGGTTTTGGCATATGGATGAATAACGAGCGTGTCAGGATAATGGGTATCGATACACCGGAAAGTAGAACTAGAGATAAAATTGAAAAAGTATTTGGTCTTGCAGCTAAGGAAAGACTTAAAAATCTCCTCGGTACGTACTGCCGACTCAAGACGCAGGTTGCAAAAAATGGAGAAGATATGAAAGGGAAGTTCGGTCGTATCTTAGGAGATTTTGAGGTTTACGATCATGAAAAAGATGCGTACCGCTCAGTATCTAAAATTCTTGTTGAGGAAGGGTATGCCGTAGAATATGACGGTGGGAACAAAGACGCAATGGATTTACTTCATCTAGCTAACAGAAAGAGATTAATCGATGAAGGCAAAGTAAATCTGAAGTTATCTAATATAGTCTATCCTTAATGGGCTACACCACTGATTATACAGGCCATTTTTAGATAGGTCAACACATGCCCGACATTTATTTGGGAAATAAAAATCTCAAGGCGGCCGGAGTCCCCATTGAGTTTACTCAGGAGGAAGTGCTTGAGTATGTTAAGGTCGCGCGCGACCCTGTTTATTTTGTACGCAACTACGTAAAGATTGTTACAGTTGATGCAGGCCTTGTTCCATTTTCAACGTGGGACTTTCAAAA